CTTTAAGATAAGCAATAGCATCATCGACACCATTACCGATAACATCTGTACCAAAATAATAAGTAGCTCTATTCTTTCTAATAATATTTTTACTCAAAGCTTCTTCAATTACAAAACTATATTCTTTATCAGGATTTTCAATCCAAATACTGATAAATTTGGCAGGATTCTTTTCTACGTTTTCTGTAAGTTTAGCTTCTACTACTTCATTAGACAAAGTATCAGATTTAACACCGAACAGACGTAAACACTTACGCATATCATATCCAAAGCACGATAAGCTTCACGTTTAGTTTTATTATATTTATTCTGTTCTGTAGCTTCAAGATCTTTATCTACGATTACATAATCCGTTTTAGGACTAATCTTGCTTACTCCATCCGCAACGTGTTTATGATTCTTTAAGAACAAATATTGTAATTCACCTTCAGGAGTATCGGTATTTATAATAAGTTCTTTTCTACCAATCTTAACAGCAAAAGTATCCCAAAAAGAACTATCTGGATCCAAATGGCCCAACGGTAATCTCATTTTTTCTTCCAATTCTCTTGCTTTCTGCGTAGTTAAACCTGTATATCTACTACCTGATCTAGTCCAGTATGAACTAATAAAATCGAAACATTTATCCCATTTAATCAATCCTGTCCAAGGATTTGTTTTTGTCATTCTAACGATTACTTCCATAATTATATTTAATTAGATTATCTAGTTAGTTATTAATAATTTCTTTTACCCAGTAACCAGTAGGCATTTCTCCGCCTAAGTATTTTTTAATGGTTCTGAAGTCAGATCTTAAATATTTTTCTAAAGCCCTAATACCTTCTATTCTGATAGGAGTATCAGAAAGTGTAGTATTGTGAACTTCAAATATTCTGATTCTTTTTGTTGCAATAATATCTCCTAATTCTTTATAGTCTATTACTTTTCTATCTTCTTCTTTACCGTACTTCCAATTAAATCTTCTACGGATTGCCGGAACTTTATTTATATACTCTGGGTCATTAATATATTTTCGTATAGTACAACCAGAAATACCTGATGCTTTGGATGCGTCTGAAATACTACCATATTTTGCAATTAAATTACCTTTTAAATCATATTGTTCTACGGGAGTAGATAAACCATTCATGTCACCATTTTCGACTATTCTTAAAGCTCGTTTGCGTTTGAATTCTTCAGATTGTTTGGGAACATAATTTAAATTCATGTAATAGTCTTTTATATTTATTTGTAATTTGATATCTTCTCTGTTATCTGGAGATAATATCCAAACATAAGGATTCTTTTTAGATGGTTTCATCGCTTGTTTACGAAGTATTCTGTAAATAGACGTTTTAGATATGCCAGTATCTTCGGATGCTGCTTCTATACTAGGATATTCTTTAACAAATATACCATTTATGTCATATTGAAGTATAGGCTTTCTGTTTTCTGAAATTTTTCCTCTATGAAGAATACCTATTTTTTCTTTAGTTTCATCTGATTGAAATCTAACTCCTCCGCCTAGCTTGTTGTTATATCCTATTTCAGGATTGGTTGCACCAAGTAAAACTATCCAATAATTCTCACGCTCGTTCATATGAGCTAAATCTTTGCATAGTTCAATAGTTTCTATTTTAAAATTATTTTCGCCATACTCTCGTATCGCATTGCAGATAGCCGTTGTGCCACCACCATTTGCTTTAATTACGTGTCTTCTAAATCTGTATGACGCGCCTTCAGTAGTGGCACCAACGTATATCTTGTTATTAACCAAATTAGTCAATTTATAAATTTCGTAGATCTTTTCCATAATTAATATTTTAGTTATACTTTATATAACGTCAAAATATTAATTATGCTGATATTTTACCTAGAAAAAATTTACTCGCTTAGCATGATAAGTTCTCCGCAAGCTCTAGGATCTCTAAGCATTATACCCATTTCACCTAAGAAATGAACAGAATACCCATCCTTAGCGTTACTACGAACTTCAGTATTAGAATGAGCGTAACCTGCAGGAGTTACAGAACCAGCCGTACACCAGTTAACGAATTCACGGTCTTTACGAACAACCTTAACAATGTTAGCTTCACCATCACGACGACCAAGGTCAAGGAATGTCATACGATATGATTCCAATGGTTTCAAAGTAATCGGATGCAGCTGACGGTTGTAAGTAGTATTATCATACAACGGGAAATACTTCAAAGTAAGTTCAATACCGTTAGACATCTTATAAGTCTTGAACTGACCGCCAAATGTCAAATTGTCACCAGAACCAGTTACGAATACAGTATCGATAAGATTCATGTTAGCCATCTTTTCTTTCAATACTCTATCGAACTCACGCATACCCATTTCACCAGTCAATGCAACAAACTTACGTTCGTTAGTACCAAGTACATTGTATGACAAGTCTGACAAGAAATCTTCGAGCAATTCAGCAGTCAAACGAGTATAGAAACGTCTGTTAGACGGAGCAATCTGTTCGAGCAAACCAGCACCGATAAATACCGGACGACCGTTAGCACCTTTCAGATTACAAGAACCATCACGGTTAACATTACTTACATTATAAACTAAAGCACGTTCAATACGCTTATACCATTCACGCATAGCAACCCATTCCTGGAAAGTAGACCACAAATAAGAAGTCTTACCTGATTTAGGATCTTTCAAAGCAACTGCCATTACAGTAGAATAAGCTGAACCAGTAATATCATAAGAAAGACGTACTGTCGTAAGATAGTTACGCATCTTGAAATGAGTATTATAGTTCAGGATATCAGCCTGTTCACTATATTCTTCATATGCAGAAGCAAGACGAGATACCTGACAACCTGGTTTTAAAACAGACGGATCAATATAAGATGCAGGATTACCATTAGAAACAAATACAGTATAAACATACAAGCTACCATCCTGATACGGAGCATCTGATACACGTACCTGGCTCTTGTCATCAAGTTCCAAAGTAGCACCCGGACCAAACCAGTTATCTTCCAACCACAACTGAATCGGAGTGTTGTTCAAACCAGCAGTAGTAGTATCTGAAATGGTTGCGCCATTCCATTTTGCATCACGGATTGTAACTGCACGATCCTGATCAATCATTACACCCCATTCGAAAGAAGGCTGATCGATAACCATCACGTTACCAAGACCACCAGTAAGCATATCCAAAGATGTTGTGTAACCATTATCTTTTGTACCAAATACGTATGATAAAATAGTTGATACTTCATACGGTCTCTGCTGTGAAGCGATTGAAATTTTATTAGTATCAATCAAATCACTAAACCATTTTCCTTTATAGAGGACTAAATTATTTAGAATATTGTTATCCATAATATTTTATTAATATTTCAATATTGAATTTTTAATTATTTTAAATTAAGATATACGCAATCTTCTTGTAAAACTATCCCATATAGTATCACTATTTGAATCTCTTCCGGAGGTGTTTCTAGATTTTGAATTAACCGTAGTATTTTTTAAGCTATCTTTAAACTTATTAATTGCGGTATTATTTCCTTCTCTTTTAGCAGCATTTATTAATTTATCAGCATTCATTGTGAAATATGCAGATTCAATTAAGTTCTTTACGCCGCCTTTAGCATAATCCTTCTGATATTTTGTTTTACCATCAGAATCAGGTTTAAGGATATAATCCATCAAAACCTTTTTATCCTTTTCTGGGATTGCGATTCCGCGTATATTTTTTAAGTTCTTTATTTCCGTGACAACGTTATCACAGAAATCCTGTTGTCTTTGACGATACTGCTCATAAGCTCTTTTCTGTTCTGCCAATAGCTGTTCTTTCTTCTATTCTTTAATCTCTTTTAAATCTTCTATGGCATCTTGGGCTTCATCTTCGAGAAGTCCGGCATCTATATACTTAGATATCTTCTTGTCGATTTGTTTTTCATTAAAACCTTTTTCTCTAAGTAATGACTTAACTACAAGCTTCTGGTTAGTTTCATCGTCTAAATCTATTTCATCTAAATCTAATTCTGCATCAATCTGTAAATATTTAGCTAAATCTCCACCCTGTTTAACATAATTATCAAGAGCCTCAATTTCTTCACTAGCGTACTGAGGTTTACTATCTTCTTCGATTACTTTACTAAAATAGTTAATCAGATCTTCTACACTCTTTGGTTTTTCTTCATCAGTTACGTCTGCCCATTCTAACTTTTCAGCAATAGTATCAAAGAAATTAGTCACCATCTCTGTTTCATTATCGTCAAGATTGATTTGATTTTTAGGTTCATCATTACCTTCGTCCGGTTCATCCTGCTTCGGATCGATAACATTATCATTGTCATCGTCATCCTTATCAGGATCTTGTTCTTCAGAAGTTGTTTTGATTTTACCTTCTTTCTTCATTTTAGCGACAATAGGATCTTCTACTTTCTTGTTTTCATCATCATCGTCGTCATCATTAACTTTATTTTCAAAGTTCTCTAACTCAAGTTCTTGTTCTGTTTTAGGGATAAAGCTATCAATAATTGTTTCAAATCCACCCAAAACATTTGTTTCTTTCTTTTCCATAATTAATATATTAATTAGATTTTTATTATTTTATTTACCGATATATACTTTTACCAGTCAAATCGCCATTATTTCCTAAAAACGATATTCTTGGTGTTCCTTCATGAATTATTAAATCATCATTGTATTTAATTTTAGATTTGTTTGCCAAATCTTCAACATTTCTGATTTTTGTAATATTATTGTTAACTAATCTACTTCTTCTTAAGAGCTCATCAGTAGATATATCATATTCGTGATTTTTCCAATCATAAAAATGCCAATCTAAATCTGTAGCTTTTGGAACAGGCGGCATTTCCCAATTCTATGGGATTAACTTTCTTGAATAACTACTAGGTATATTAAACCAGTTATTATATTCAACATCTATATCAGCTTGATTTAAGTTTTTTGGATAACCTAAAGTATATATGTTTCCTTTTCCTAAGAATTTCTAATAAATATTATTTATAATATCTTTTCCATATCTTATTATACCTGGCTCAAGAAATTTATACGATATCAACGGTTTGTTTAATCTATTAGCATATCCTTTTGCAACACTTTTGTTATTTGTAGCCCATGTATCTCCAATATATTGTTCATTAAAAGTAATATTGTTTGGAACACCAGTATACCAAATTTCATTTGTTTCCCACGGTTCTGCATTTCTAGATTTTCTCATAACCCATTCTCTAGGATCACCTTTCCATATATCACCGTTCTGCATTTTTAACCATGTACCGTTTTCCTTAGATTCTCTTTCTATATTTAGGTATTCTGGTACATGTGACTATAAAATCTTTTCATCCTCTTTTGTCCATTTAGTTCTTTTACCTGCGTCTCCAAACCAAGACTGAGGTGACCAGTCTAACTAAGAAACCTAATCTGTATTCTTTGATTTTATTATATTTAATTTTTTTAAACCAGCTAGTTAGGTGGTTTGTTTGCTATGCTCTTCTTTTT